GTGCTTCACACATTTTGCTAAGTTTTCAACTTTTTTTTAGGATTTTACTTGACTTTTCTTTTTTGTTATACAAATTGTTATACAAACACATATATAAGGAAAGCATGACTAAGCCTCGCCAAAGATACCAGCATATTAGGATTTACTATGACTCGTACGAGAAGTTGAAACATATAAGCGATGTTACGGGAGTTAAGTTAATCCACTTGATAGAAGAGATGGCTATAACAGGTAAAGAGCTTCACCAGATTTACAAAGAGAAGATAAAGGAGGACCACAATGGGTAGACGTGGACCAAAGAAAGATACCCAAATCCAGAAGGCCAACCGAGGCAGTGATCATGTTGACAAGAATGCCTTAGAGGTAGAGCGTACTATTCGCGACCTCGGTACTCCATTTGATATTATTAACGAGATAGATATCAAGGCTAATCAGGTTCCTTTCCTGGAAGCTTTTATAGATAAGTACTTAAAGCCAGCCTCAGAGATGGGGGTTTACAATATAGGGGTTAGCTTAGCACTTAAGCCATTGATAGAGAATTATATACTATTAGAAGAGCTTCGGAGGGAGTGGAAGCGGTTAGCACCTACGATATTTAGTAAAGATTGGATGCGTTGCCAGAAAGCTTTTTTAGCTCAAGAGAAGCATTACTTAAATTTATTAAAAGAGTGTGGTTTAACACCTAAAGAGATTGGCAATGTAGTTCAGCAGGGCGTACCTGAGAGCACACATGGTAATAATAAAAGCAAGAAGGATAAGTACGGTTAGATATGGCTAAACCTGTTTGGGAGACAGTACTTTACAAGAAGAAGATAAAGAAGTACCGTGACCAGAATCTTCTTTGCTGTGGTATGCAGGAGAAAGATGGTACTTTTAACTACGATCCATTTAGCACACCTAATATTGATGATTTCTATTTTGACTTTGATGAATCAGAGCGATACGTATCATTTATAGAGGATTGCGTACCTATGTTCACCTCATCTTATGGCACAGATGAGGGAGATTATATGAAGCTTCTCGACTGGCAGAAGCGTCCCGTACTTAATGTATTTGGGTGGAAGCGTAAAGATACTGGGTACAGACGGTACAAAGATGTAAATGTGTACATCCCTAGAAAGAATGGGAAAAGTTGCTTCCTTGGTGCTATTATAATTGCATTCATGAAATTAGAAAAAGAAGGGGGCATGCAGGCTATATCTGGTGCTAACTCTAAAGACCAAGCCAAAATGGTCTTTGATTTTGTTAAGAATGCTGTCCAGATGGATGATTACTTAAGAGAGTACTTTAAGACATACAGGGGAGCGGTTACTGCAAATTATGATAGAGATAGTTACAGGCCCATTTCAGCAGATGCTGGTATTATGGATGGTCTAAACGTTAACTTTGCAGCTATGGATGAGACCCATGAGTACAAAAACGAAGAATTACCTAATGTTATTAAAACCTCACAGGGAGCCCGTAAACAGCCTCTGTACGTAGAGATTACTACAGCAGCTGCTCAAGGGGTAAATTACTGTAATGCACGCTTTGAGTACAGTAAAAAGGTATCTACAGGAGAGTGGTTGGATGACACGCATCTTCCAGTACTATTTTACTTAACAGAAGAGGATGATTGGGAAGATCAAGAGAACTGGCTTAAGGTAAATCCAAGCTTGCATTTAACTAAATCATTGGATTACATGGTAGAACGGTACGAAGAGACCAAAAAGCAGCCTTACATGTACGAGAACAACTTTAAGCGTAAAGAATTAAATATAGTTACCGCTTCCCAGAATAAGTTTATAGATTTAGGGGAGTTCCAGTTACTACAAGTTTCTAAACCTGAATTACACAATACTCCATGTTACGCAGGGTTAGACTTAGCATATAAAAGTGATATGTGCGCCCTGGTTCTGGAATTTCCCGATTTTAACAACTTCTTGTTGCCGTTTTTCTGGATGCCTAAAGAGCATCCTCATATTGAGCACTTTTGGAGGTTCAAAGATTATATAACCTTTACAGAGGGTAATGCAATTGATTTTGCTAGGGTAAAGAACGATATATTAAGCCTAAACAAGAAGTACAAGATCCTTGGGTTAGCTTATGACCCATTTGCAGCTACTGAGCTAATCCAGAACATAGGGTACAGTATAAACAACGTGTACGAGGTATCCCAGAGCGTGCGCAACATGAATGAGCCATTGAAAGCAATTGCTAGTGGTGTACAAGAGGGTATATTCGGCCATGATGGTAATAAGTGTTTTGAGTGGATGATTGGAAACGGAGAGATTAAGACTAATGCAGAGGGTTTTATTAAGCTTGAGAAACCACAAGGACAGAACGCAACTATAAATTCATTATTTGAGCGTGAATGACAAGAATAACATGAGTATTTATAACGACCGCGCAAAAAATAATGAAGAATATTTCTAAAAAAGGGTTGCAAAGTATATACCCAGTGTGTATAAGTACTATTACAAACAAACAAAAACAAAAGGAACTAAGTAATGGCTAAGATCAAAGAACTAACACGCTTACGGGCTGATAAATGTAAGCTAATGAATTTAGAGAAAGATCTAGTAAAGCTAATCCATGAGTACAACATCAAAGAGAGAAAGGAGGGGAATAATCATGAGTATCAAAATTAAAACATCCCCAACAGCAGATACAAGAACTTGTGACTGGTCAAAAGTAACAGAACAGGAATTGCTTGAGTCAAGCATTATGCACATTAGTGATATAGTGCAGGCAATGGATTTTTTCTGTGATCAGATAAAGTTTCAAGCAAGAAAGAATGGGAAAAGTTGCTTCCTTGGTGCTGAGATGGAAAACTGGAAGCACTTACAAGATGAGCGTGATCGTTTACGCGATGCAGGCGAGAAGCTGTACCCAGTTCCAGAGGATGCGTACTGGAGGCACTGTGAGCGAGTCTTAGAAATAATTGAGGATATGTAAAATGACAGTCCAAGAGATATATAACAAGTACAGCTTCGGCTCTTACGGTAATTATCATCTTTTATGGGGTCCAACCCATATAGTATGGGAAGATGGGAACATGAGCAATTCATCTTTAAAATCAAGCTGGGAATTTTGTATGAAAGCTGAGATAAAAGATGGTGTATCGTTAGATGATGTACAACTGTGTAAATCTTCGTTATTTATGCTTGCTTTGATCCCAGAGGAAGAACGTTACGAACAGTTCAAGAATTTAGAGACGTAACAATAAAAAAAGGAGGTACACAAATTTGATAGTACTTTGCTAAATCGATTACTCCTTGCCTGGGTTGCTCCCAGGCGTTTAATTCGACTCGTAGCTCAATCGGTAGAGCGACGGATATAATCCGTGTCAGGGGAAGCTCTCCTACTTGTAAGAAAGTGCACTTTCTTTGTAGTGACCTCCCAGCGCAGGTTCGAATCCTGCCGAGTCGATCAGCATTGATATCAAGGGCCCTGAGTAAACAGTAAATCAAGCTGCCTTGTAGCTCAGTCGGTTAGAGCTAGGTCACAGGTTCAAGTCCTGTCAAGGCAGTCAGACAGCTAAGTAATGGCGTATCGCAATTTGTCGCGACTGGCTGGATTAATACCCAGTAAAATTACCTGAGTAAACAGTAAATCAAGCGGTAAGGGCGAGCTGTAAATCGGTGCAATACCATCAGTTAGATCACTGAGGCCCTGAAGATAATCAAGGGAGCTATCCCCGCCTGGCGAAAATAGTTGCTCAACGGTTTCAGGAGTAAAATTGTGTTATGATTTGATCACCATAATTGCAAGCAGGGTTCGATTCCCTGTCGTTGAGTCAAGCTTAATGAAAGATGTAGGTTCGAATCCTACTTGATTTGCTCAATGAGTAATACAGTAGTATAAGGGATGCTTAAGCAGTATACAAAGGGTATTACATTCATACTTTTTTAATATTAACCCGAAAGGATGATATTAAAGGGTAACAAGTAGAGCTCTTTCCTGTCTCGTAAACCGGAAGGGCTCTTTTTCTTTTAAATACTCTTGACATTCTATATAAAGTCTTTATAATAAGTCTATAAGCTTATTAAAAATTTTATAGGGAATATCCAATGATATTAGACGACATTGGCTCTAGGGTTAAATCCAAAGTACAAAATATACTTGGGGTCAATCAAGGAGCAGTAACTTCTCATGGGGAATTTGGGTGGTCTGGAAACAGTTATCTTAATCCTCTTAACTGGCCTCAATTCCGAATCTACAACGCATCAAAACAAGAACTAAATCCCGAAACCGCATTAGAAGTATCTGTATTTTATGCATGTGTTTCTAAGATATCAAAAGATATAGCTAAGTTACCTATCGATGTAAAGAAAGTGGAAACTAACGATGAAGGGCAAACACTTTTCATTTCCTCACCTAAGCACCCACTTTATAAGTTATTAAATCACCGTCCTAGTACATTTGATATGACAACCTCTTTTACGTTCTGGGAGACCTTTTTGGGTTGGGCACTGAGGTACCAGGGGTCTTATGCTTATATAGAAAGAGATAAAACAGGATTGCCTATATCATTAGACTTAGTTCATCCTAGCCGCGTTACGTTAAATCTTGATGACCGTGGTAACGTAGAGTTCGTTATAGGTTCAGGAGAGACAGCAAACGGAGAGAAGCCATTAACAGTTACAAGAATTCCTGAGCGTGATATGCTTTACATTCATTCGTTTGGAAATGGTCAAAATGGTATTCCTCTTTCAGTAGCTGCTAAAGAAGCATTAGGTATTTCGAAAGCTGCCCAACAATTCCAAGCGTCTTTCTTTGGTAACGGTTTACAAGTATCAGCAGTTCTTGAGACTCCATTGTCATTAGACCGTGACGTAAAAGATAAAATGAAAGAAGAGTGGCGCACCAAGTACGGATCTAATGGCATAGACCAAGGTTCAGTAGCAATCCTTGATGCTGATCTGAAATATAAACCGATGAGTATGACTTCTAGTGATTCTGAGTTACTAGAAACCAGAAAATTCCAGATAGCTGAAATAGCCAGGTACTTTGATATGCCGTTGCCTAAACTTCAAGAACTGGATAACGCAACTCTAAATAATGTAGAAAACCTTAATATACAGTACCTTACAGATACATTAATGCCTTGGATTGTTAAGATCGAGAAAGAGATCAAAATGAAACTTCTTCCTGATCAGAGCCCATTCGTAGTAGAATTTGACTCAAAGATGTTACGTAGGGGTGATATGAAGTCGCAAGGAGATTTCGCACGTACTATGCTAGGTGGTGGCAATACTCCAGCTGTAATGACAGTTAATGAAGTACGTAAAGGTTTCGGATTCAATCCCCATGAAGACGGTGACGAACTGTACGCACCACTCAATATTGCTGATGTGGACCTAAGTAGAGAGAATACAGAAGCTGATATAGCACTTAAGAAGCAGCAATTAGAACTTAATGAGAGTACAGCAGAAGAAGAGACAGATGGGGAAGTTGAAGAAGTACAAGTACAAGTGGTGGATGCTGAAGATGAAGTAGTACAGCAGAATATAAATATAGATAAGTACTTACCACTACTTGTACAGGAAGTACAGCGGATGTGTAATAAAGAAAGTAAATTCTATGAGAAGGCCAAAGATTTAGACCCTGAAGAATACATCGAGAAAGCTAACAAGTTCTATTCCTCTCACTTAATCCACATGGTTGACAATTTCAAGTGCCATACCCAATACTTAAACTCAAATGTAGACTTAGATCAGTTATGCAAGGAAGCGTGTGATCTTGAGAAGGGCGACAACTGGCAGGAAAAGCAAGTACAGTACATTACTGATGCTATTTGTGCCTCAGCTAAAGACTATAAACCAATGGTTCAGTACCCAGATGGTGTATACAAAGATGAAGATGGCGTACTATTCGAAGTAAGAGGTGGCGAAGTAAAGCCTTATGAAGCTTAAAGAGTTAAAACTAAGTAAACTTGAATTTGTTAACCGAATCCCCAAGGATGGAAAAGATGGACGTGACGGAGTTGATGGACAAGATGGGAAACACGGTACAGACGGACGAAACGGCATCTCTATTCGCGGAGAATGTGGCCCTCCTGGGATCGATGGTATTAATGGGCGTGATGGCAAAGATGGTAATGATGCAAACGTATCCGAACAGCTTATCAAGGAGATTATTCAACAAGCTAAAGAGAGTACTGAAAAACTTCCCGTAGTTCTTAAAGATCTTGAGTACAAAACCAATTCCAGTGGAGAGATAACCCACTTGCGTAAAAAGTACACAGACAAGAAACCTGATAAATGGACTAAGATTACTACTTCTAAAGAAGTTCAGAAGATTATTAACCAGGTAGTACCAAGCGGTACAGCAGTAACAAAGATTACGTCTAATGATGGTTCTGTGACGATTGATCCTATCCGTGGGTACGGAGAGGTAGACTTAAGTGTATCAAGTGCAGGAGATGGTACAGGGTTACCTTGGTACTATATACCAGAAGGTGAAACAGTTACAGTACCACAGTACAGGCAACACTTAGAACATTTCAATTAATAGACAATCAAAGCCCAGATAACGCTAGTACTGGTTACGGACGTATATTTTGGGATGATACTGCTAAAGAGTACAAGCAGATTGATGATACAGGTACAATTAAAAGCTTAGCGGCCATGACTGGCTTTCCAATAACTTTTGGCAACAACAGTATAAGAGGGACAACAGCAGATAGATGGCTTGCACCTTCTGCGCCTCCAAACTGGGGAACTGCGACCACAGTAATTAATGAAGCAATTGCAGATGATGACATTGATATTTATTCAATGAGTGTGATACATGGTAATCCAAGCGGAAATGGAAACGATGTCGTTTATACATTGCAAGTGGAAGGAATTGATAGTGCCTTAAGTGTTACTATACCGAGTACAACAGAAACTGCCTCAAGTGCTATTTTGAGTACGCCAATTAGCATTTCACGAGGCGAAAAATATTCATTAAAAGTAACAAAGGCTCTGTCAATTGGTGGATCACCAAATTACAATCAATGCACGCTAACTGCAAGAAAGGCATAAAATGGCTATAAAATATTTAGTATATCAAAAGACTGACACACAAGACACACAAAAAGAAACAATAAACAATATTGTAACGGGTGAAGTGCTCGAAATTTCATCAAACCCAAGAGAAATGCTGGTTTTAAAATGGGACGACACAAATGGAAATATTGAAGACGTAAACGAAGCAATGAGCGAACAGGGTTTTACTTTGACGCTTAACACAGATGAAGAAATAAAAACAAGAGGAACAAACCAAGAAAGACCACCAGCAGGTATATTGCCTGACGGTTTTAGCTATTTAGACGAAACAGAAAACCAGCTAATATATACAGTTGGCGGTGTTTATAAAGATGATTTTGGCGACCAAGAAATTTTACGAGAAGGTTTAATTTCAGGCGCATTATATTGTAGAACAGTAAACGTAGGATGATTAAAATATGGCTATTTTAAACACATTAGGAGTTGACACTTTAAGTCTTAGAGGATTAGGCAATCAGTTTAATAGTTTTGAGCGATTGTTTCAAAGCAAGGCGGATGCAGTACAATCAGTAAACGAGGGCGATTATGTACCAACTGCGGGAAAACTTAATGCAGTGCTAATTGCAGGAGAAGAACAGAGCATTCAGTTTTGGTCTTTTGATGTTGGCGATTTTGTGCCAATTAGTGAGTTTAGTTCAGTAGGTAATCAGTCAAATAAGTATATTAAGCTTGACGGTGTAAATGATTATATTGGATTTGATAATGCAGATGCGGTTTTAGACTTTTCGCAGGATTGGACAATTGGCATTACTTTAGTTGGTGTTTTTGGCCCAGCAAGCCCCGAAAAAATGACATTGTTTAGTCGTGGTGGTGTACATATCACATTACAAGCACAAGCAGGTTCTACCAATTGGGGACTATATGTTACAAGTGATAATGACTTGTTCAACGTGGCAAACAGAGCGCAAGCTAATACCCGGTACGCACCACAAGACTTTAGCCGTATTTTATTTGTATATTGTGCTTCAACTAAACGCTTGAAGTATTTTATTGGTGATCCCTCAACGGGTTCTTATGCAATGCGTGCTAACCTTGCAATTCCTCAATCAATGATAGATAACCAAAATATTACAGGTGGGTTAAAAATTGGCGATTCTTGGACAGGTACAGGCGGTTCATTCTTTAGCGGTGTAAATTGGAATGGCGGAGTAAACAACCTAATTGGTTCTGGTCTGAAATTCACTACTCCATTTATTGAGGAATATTTTCAAAACCAAGCAGTTGATCCTGACAACCCTGACTCATTCTTTACGAGTGCAGAGTTTTATGATGATTTAACTTTTTATTGTAAGTTAGGAGAAGATAGTTACCCAGATGTTACAGATGAAAAATCGACTTTAACAAATGGAGAATTGTTTAATGGTGCTGCGGATGATTTCAAGGATATTCCAACACAATAATATGTAGTATAGGATAGATTATGCCGACACCTAAGAAAGACGAAAGTAAAGATCAATTCATGAAGCGCTGTATACCAGAGCTAATAATGACAGAGGGACGCAAGCAGTCACAGGCGATTGCAGTATGTTCCTCGTTGTACGATAACAGAAATAAGAAAGGAAGTAAATAATGAAAATATATCCTAGAGACATAAGCGGAATATCAGTACTACCAGAATACGTATTAGTCTATGACATTAAGAGTTGTGCAGTATACTGCGGAGATGGTAAGAGTACAGTACAGGAGCTTATTGAGCACAACAACTTTCCGCCAGCCGAGAAAAAGAAAGATACGAAGCCAGCGGATATCAATAAAGACGGTAAAGTTGACGAAGAGGACCTTAGTATCGTTCATACTGAGTACGCTAAAGAAGTTAAAGCTAAGAAGAAAGTAGCTTCAAAAAAGAAGACTACAGCAAAGAAGGCTTCTAAAAAGAAGGAAGATTAAGATGAGTGAGTTAATCTGGCACATAAACGATTCAAGCTACGCAGTAATGATGAAGAACTGGAGCACTTTTCAGGGTCAAGTACAAATGTTTGATACAGATGTACCTAAGATCCAGCAGAAGGGGCAAGGTGTAGCAGTAATTGAAATTAATGGTATGATTACCCCAACTCCAGATATGTTCGCTGCGTTATTTGGTGGTAATACCCCTTTAACCCATTTAAGAGCTCAATTAAACGAAGCAATGGAGGATCCAGAAGTTGAAGCTATTGTACTTGATGTTGATTCAGGGGGCGGTAGAGCTTCTGGGGTTGATGAGATGGCTGCTGAGTTGTATGAAGCAGGACAGCGAAAACCAATTGTCGCGCAAGTGCGAAGTGGTGTTGGTTCAGCTGCTTATTATTTGGCTTCTCAAGCTAATGCTATTTATGCTGATAGTAGGACTTCTATGGCAGGTAGTATCGGGACCAGGGTAATATTAATCGATGATTCTCAGGCAGCAGAAGAAGCTGGATTCAAAGTTATACCTATTGATACAGGAAACATGAAAAGTGTTGGTATTAGTGGAGTACCTATAACTGAAGATCAAGTCAAAGTAATTCAAGGCCAAGTGAATAAGCTTCAGGAGTTTTTTGAGGAGAGTGTACTGCGTGGGAGACCCAATATGGACATAAACAAAGTGAATGATGGCCGTATGTTTCTAGCAGAAGAGGCACTAGAATTAGGATTAATTGATGGTATCCAACCAGGTAGTACCACAATTAGGAATGTACTTGAGAGAGTTGATGTAAAACGTCAATCAGCTAGAGTACGAGGATTTTAAGTTTTCTTCCTTGGTGGCCTCACCTATTTGTTTAGGTGGGGCTTTTTTGTGCAAAAAAATGCTCAGAGTTTGCGCGAACAAGCTCTGAGCTGAAATCTGTTAGGATTCCTTTTGTTTGTAAGGATTAATAGTACACGATTACACACACCTTTCAAGTTCTTTTAGGAAATTATTTTAATGTACTTGCAATTCTTTATAAAGAGCTTATAATAACTATGTACTAAGCCAAGTCTAAGTACATCTCGCAATAAATTAACATGATGCCATCAGGTGATGGTATGCATTCCAAGTAAATGCGCACAGACAGTAAGTCTGAGGCGCTTTTTTGTTTTAAACCTAATGAGGTACATAATGACAATTGAAGAAATTAAAGCTAAATTAGCAGAAGCTCAGAACTCAGTTCAAGAGTTGGCTGCTAAACAAGGCTCAGAAGATTTCATTAAAGCTGACTTTGATGCAGCTGTAGTGAAAGCTGAGGCTTATAAAGAAGCTTTAGAGGTTGCAGAACAAGCTGCTAAGTTCGTTCCAGCTCCTACGAAGGCTCCTGAAGTTCCAAAGCAAGATACTACTAATCACTTCCAAGTTAAGGAAGGATTTGAGCGTGAACACGAAGATAAAGGTAACTACGGTTTCCAATCTGCTGGTGAAATGCTTTCTGTAGTTGCTAAGCATGCTCTTGGACAAAGTGATGATAAACGTGCTGTAATGGCATCTAATGTTGCTAACATCAAAGATAACGGTATTGAAATTCCACCAGAATTTCTTCCTGAGTACAATGAGTTGCAACCTGGTATCCGTACTCCTTTAGATCGTTTTGATGTTCGTAGTACAAGTGCTAACCGCGTTAACTACATCCGTGATGAAATTACGCCTGGCGGTTCTGATGGATTAGTAGTGTACGACGTGGATGAGGGTGCGCAAGTTACAGCTAGCACATGGGCAGCTAAAGGTGCTTCCTGTAACTTATGAAACACTTGAAGATTTACCTGCACTTGAGTCTCGTTATATGCGACGTGCTCCTGAGCTTTTGGACCTGTCTTTCTGGCAAGATATCCAAAGCGGTGACGGTGTAGCTAAAACTTCTGGTTTCCGTGGTTCTGATTCAATGATCACTGTTACACGTAGTGCTAACAATGTTATTGATTATGATGACATAACTGGTGTTATTAATCGTTCGTTCGTTGCTATTAAGCAAGGTGCACAGCGTCTGTTCTGGCTGACTTCTTGGGACTGTCGTGAACAATTAATGCAATTAACTGATACTTCAGGTCGCTTGATCTGGAAAGATAACATGAACGAAGGTATCACTGGTTCTTTAATTCAGCCTTCTTTGGCTGGGTACCCAGTAGTATTCTCTGAAGACGCACCTGCCCTTGGTGGATTAGGTGATCTTAGCTTCATTGATCCAGATGGTATGCATTTGAGTCAAAAAGCTGGTGGAACTCGTTTCGCTGAGAGTATGCACTTCTACTTTGATACTGACAAAATGGCCTTCCGCTGGATTCGTCGTCAAGGTGGGCAGTCACGCTTTAGTTCTGCTTATACTCCACGTAATGGCGGTAGTACAGTATCTCCATTTGTTCAATTATCTGCAAATACTTAATCTAAGGAGATTATATAATGCAAACCGATAGAATTAGTAATGCAATTAGTATCCCAGCTCTTGTTATCCAAAGTGGTGCTGGAACTGGTACTACAGGTTGGATTGATATGGGTGATCAAGATGCCGTTTTAGGTGTCGTTTACGCAGAAACAGCTGGTACTTCGCTTGATGCTAAATTTGAGCAGGCTACTAACGCAGCAGGTGCTGGTGCTAAAGATGTGCCAGATACTGCTATTACTCAGATTACATCTGATGAAGAAGGTGCTAAAATTGAATGTTATGCTGGACAACTTGATGTTGACAATAGCTTCAATCACATTCGCCTTTCATTCACAGTTGCAGGTGCTGGAGTAGCATCTGGTCATGTAGTTGTATGTGATGAAGAGCGTTACAGCCCTGGTGCTGACAGCGCAAAGATTGTTGAAATCGTTAAAAACGAATTGACTGTCTAATTTAATAGAGGCTAGATATGGGTAAGTTTAATACTATTACACCGAGAGCGTCCAATCCTGTAACTCTTCAAGAGGCTAAGGATTATGCTAGAGTAGATATAAGCGATGATGACGACCTTATATCTAGCCTTATCACTTCTGCGACTAATTTCACAGAAGTGTATTGTAACACAGTGCTGGTGGATACTGAAATAGAGTACGCCACCAGCTCCTTTGGTTCAAGCACAGGATTTTTATCATTCCCGAATAGTTCTTCATGTATAGAGATCCCTAAGCAAAACATAAAAACAGTAAACTCAGTACAGTACTACGATGAAGATGACAATATACAAACTGTATCAAGTTCTGTTTATAAAGTGGATTACACATCAGTGTACCCAATACTTTTCTTACAAGAGGGCCAAAGTTGGCCTTCAGATTTAAGTGCTAATCGTCCAAACGATGTAATAATCAATTTTAATGGTGGTGAAACAGATACAGCAGATGTTTCAGAGCAAGCCAAAGTGTTCATAAAGATGCAGGTTACCGATATGTATGAGCACAGGATGACAGAAATTGAGGACGAGACACAGGTTAACACTACTTCTTTGATGATCTTAAATAACTTAAGGATGCCTTATATTTAATGAAAGTCGGTAAAATGAGAAACCGAGGCCAGATCCAGCGAGATACTGGCGATTCACGAAGCTCTATAGGTGAGGTAATTGTTGATTGGACGGTTGTAGGTACTGTATGGTACCAAATAGAGCCATTAGGTGGGCAAGAAGTGTACCACGCAGACCAAGTGCAACCGCAAGCAACTCATACTGTAACTATTCGCTACACTGACATAAGGGCTGAGGATCGTTTATACGATGCGAATAAGAACCTTTTGTACGAAGTAGTATACGTCCAAGGGATTAATAATGTTACCCATACATCAATAGTCCGTGTTAAGCAGGTTTATGTACCGCGTACTGGTGCTTCAGGTGGAACAGAGCTTGAGTATAGTTCAGGTGGTAAAACTTACCGTTCACATACCTTTACTACTGATGGTTTACTAACTGTTAATGGTGGTGGAGATGCCGAGTACTTAATTGTCGCTGGGGGCGGCGGTGGCGGTGGCGGTTACGAAGGTGGCGGAGGAGGTGCTGGTGGCTTCGAACAAGGTACAATTTCATTAATGGTTGGTGGTTATACTATAACTGTCGGTTCAGGTGGATCTGCTAATAATAGTAATATATCAAATGGTACTAATGGGGGTCTTTCATCTATATCAGGGGTATCTTCTGTTCCAGGTGGTGGATATGGTGGATCGTCTGGCTTATTTCCTCAAACAGGTTCTAATGGCGCGTCAGGTGGTGGCGGAGGCCTTGGTGTTGGTGGAACTGGTACTCAAGGGAATGCTTCTGACGGTGGAACAGGTTTTGCTTTCGCTTCAGGCGGAGGTGGTGGTGCTGGAGTCGGTCAAGACGGTGGCGATGGTTCTGGCTCATCTCCGTATATTGGTGGTAATGGTGGAGACGGCCTTACAAATGATTACGAAGATGGCAGTACTAAATCATACGCTGGCGGTGGCGGAGGTGGCGCACGTTTAAGTGGTGGTACTCCTGGCTCAGGTGGAACCGGAGGCGGTGGAAACGGAGCTAATAACAGTACTGGTTCTAATGGTACAGCTAACACCGGTGGTGGTGGTGGTGGCGGTGGAAGTACCGGAGGAACTGGAAACGGTGGAGCTGGTGGATCAGGAATCGTAATTATAAGGTACCCAATTTAATGAGTGCATTAAAGATAAAATTAGTTGATAGTACGATAGAATTTTTACAAGAAGATTTAAGACATGATTACATTGATATTATGACATTTTTAGATACAGAGGGAGCTGGATTACAGTTAAAGGGTATTCAGCACATTATAGTATTAAAAAATGGTGACGATGTACACGCAGAGATAAAATTCCCTGCTGATGGTGTAAAATTTATAAGAAGTGACCAACCATTACTTAATACTAACAGAGTGGGGTTAAGCCCAGACATGGTACTAGATGTAAATGTTAGTGTATCTGGAACTGAGGGTACGCATCAATTTACGGTTCCTAGACCACCTAAGCCAAGTGATGGTGATTACGAGTGGAACGCAGAAGAATTAAAGTGGGATGAGGTACAGTAATGCCATTTATTGATATACTAATGACTGACCCAGGGATACGTGATTATCTCCTTGATATGGAGAAACCAGTAACCCAGAAGAAGGTACTACGTAGGGGGCATGAGCAAGCAGCAGATATCCTTGTACAGGAAATGAAGGCTAAGACCCCAGTGTTAAGCGGTTTACTTCGTGAGAGCATAGGTAAGAAGACTGATGCTAATCAAGGTCAAGACATGAGCGAGTGGGCATGGAGTTCGTTTATTGGACCCGAATTTAATCATGGTGTATCTAAAGAGAAGTACTTAGAGATGATCAAATCTAATACTGGCCGTGGCTTAGGTACATCTGGTGGCACCTCTTGGAACTTAAGGGATATTCAAGATCCTGCTTTTTATAGTACACAGCAAGAGGAAGAGAAGAAGTTCGCAGAGAAGGCTTTCGATGGGGGTAAAGGTAAAGCAATCAGTACTCATCAGAAAGACACAATACAAGATATAATGAAGAACTTCAAAAGAAAGGTTAAATCGGTGAAGATATAATGGACGCGCTGGATGCATTATACGAGTACCTTACGAGCAAGACAGAGGTAACTTCGCTTGTTGGGGCGCAAATATACCCTGATTACGCCAAGCAAGGTACAAGTAGACCTTATATAATCTATTATCAACAAAACCAAGATAGGAACCCAGCGCTTATAGGTGATACAGGTTCCTTAGAAGATACCATTTTCATTGAGGCATGGGCTGACACAAGGTCAAGTGCTCGTGCTATACGTGAAGCATTGCGAGATGTTCTTAACGGGTTTCAGAGACAGACTATGGGTACCTCACCAGGTATTTATATTTCTTTCTGTGATTTGCAGAACATGTTATCAGATTACGAAAAGCCAGAGGACAATTCAGGTACTCCGACTTTCGTAGAACGAAGTGTGTACCGCTTAGGGTACAAAGAATCATTAACAAGTGCTTAGGCACATAAATAGAGGGCAATAGTATGGCTATTGATCAAGGTAACGGAGCAACTTTTACGTTTGCTACATCTGCTTTTACTGCGAACATTACAGAAATGAGCGCAGACGGGGAGACTCGTGAGGATATTGATACCAGCCATTTAGGTACAACCCTGTACAGAACGTTTGTTCCAGGAGACCTATCTGATGGTGGTACTTATACTCTCACAATTCAGTTCGACCCAGAGGATTTAGCTGATATTCCGCGTAAGGGTGCAAATGAAACAATGACACTGACGTACGCTATTTCTGATTCAGGAAATACTACAAATGGTACAGTGGAATTTGATGGTTACGTAAATTCAGTATCAAATACAGTTGAGGTTAATGCCTTAATGATGGCTGATTTGGTAATCAAAGTGGCTGGTACGCCTACTTTCACTAATGAGACGACGTAATGGACGTTATTGAGTTAAGAAAGTTAGCTACACGTAAACAAAATGCAGGGGAGCCTTCTTTCGCAGAAGGTATCCTCTTCACTCTTGACCACGTGTTAGATGGCACTGATCAGAAGGTTCAGGGATCAACGCTAGACAAGTATAGAATTAAGTATCAAGATGTACTGATTGCTTATAATCAATTACTTGAAGTGGTAGCGCAATTCGCTGAAGAAGAGATACAAGCAGAAATATTGTTCGCTCAAGTTCTTGAGATTAAAGAGCAGTACGAAAATAAAGACAAGCAGTAATATAATATAATATAACATAACAGGAGAGAGAGTAATGTCAGAGAAGAATAAACTATTTGGTATTAGCAAAAGTACTACAATTGAGATTGATGGAACAGCATTCCATATCAAAAGGCCTAGTAATGCACAGTTCGCTGTATTCGTGGATATGGCAGATAATGACAAGGTACAGATCATGGATTTAATGTTCGCTATAGTATCTTGCACCTGGGTTGACGATCGTGGTGACCTTGTTTTAAGCGCAGATGATAAAGAAGCGTTCTTAAATGAAGGTGATGCAAGTACAACAATGAAACTAGGTGAGGAAATCCAGAAGTTTATCGGATTAGGGGATGAGCAGGGAAAGTAACTGTAAACCCCGTGATTTACATGTGGTCTTTAATAGTGCAAAAGACTGGGTGTAAGTCAATTGAAGAAGCAATGGAGATTATATCTCCTGAAGAGTTTTTAATCTGGCAGCAGATTTATCAAGAATCCCCTTGGGGGTACGAAATAGAAAACTTAAGAGCAGATGTTCTTAATAATTTAGTAGCAGCCTTTGGTGGCTCTAAAGAAACAATAACTATAGATAACCTTAGAGAAGAGGCTTTAGACCCAGAAGGGTACAAGGCTAATAAAATGGTCGAGATGATCAAACAAATGGCAGGAGTCAAATAATGGCAAAGAATGCAGTAGCCAATATTACAATTAACTTAGTATCAAGGGTTAATAACTTCCGTAAAGGGATGCGTGATTCACGAAAGAGTATGCAACGGTTGCGCAAGGCAAGTAGAACAACCGTACGTACTATGCTTACGATGTTTACTAAGCTTATCGCCACTATCTTTGCCTTACGTGCAGTTTTAATTGGTTTAGGTAATGTATTTAAGACAGCGTTTGATATAGAAGATGGTAGGATAAAACTATTAGTGTTTGAACGTACTGTTAAGAAGACACAGAAAACATTTAAAGACCTCCAAGAGTTCGCAGCTAAAACACCATTCCAGTTCAATTCATTACTAAAAGGTTTAAGTTTGCTTAAAGGACTTGGTGGTGAGTTATTAGGTAACACACGTGTACTTAAAGCATTAGGTGATACAGCTCTTTCAACAGGTACTGATATCAGTGTTCTTGCTGCTAACGTAGGTAAACTATTTGCGGGGCTTAAAGTAGGTACATTAGGCGGTGCTGGTGATGAGTTGCGCAAATATAACGCACTGAGCTCAGAAACACAAAATGAGTTGCTTTCAATGGCTAAAGCGGGTAAGCCAGTTAGTAAGATGCTTGATACATTCCTTTTAGGGTTAAAGAGGAATGAGGGTATGATGGAACTAATGAGTCAGACTACTCGTGGTTTACTTAGTACACTAAAGGATTTAATATCACTTAAGTTCGCTGCTATCCTAGAGCCTTGGTTAGGGTTATTCCGCTCCTTGCTTAAAGTCATAATTAAATCAGAAGGTATCTTTGACCGATTTGTAAAAGCTAGTCAGAAGGCGTTTGACTCATTGAAGGCTTGGGCGTTCGGTAAAGCTAAGATCAATCCTGAGTTAGAGAAGTTATTCGGTTTATTAATCCAGGCACCTAAAGCAATAATGAAAACCTTAAATGAGCTTTGGTCCAGAATTAAGCAATTATTTGGGTTCGTTAATAAACAAATAGATACCCTTACAGGTAAAGACAATACTATATTAAAAATTATCAACTCGCTTATGGAGTCTTTTATTATTGGTGTGCGGATGGCACCTAAAATAATAGATACACTAGTTAAAGCAGCGCAGCTTATTCAAGAAATATATAGCGGTACCTTCTCTTTGATATTTACTGGCATCCTAAAGGCCTCATCTATTATCGGTACTATTCTAAAAGGTACAAGACGGCAAATTATGAGCTTAATAGAAGATGTTTTAGCTGCTGTTGGGGTATCCTTCCAAAAGATATTGGCATTACCTTGGAATGAAATCATGAACAAAGCTATTAAGGGTACTTTAGGTGTAATGTTCGCTAAGGAATGGGGTAAAGCCTTTAATGCAATCCAAGGTGAGTTAGCGAAAAAGGCCCTTAAAAAAGGACCTGATTTCATGGGGGTTGTGAAAGGAGAAGTGGATATTGTTCAGAAAGCTGTCAATGATCTTAAAAAGACTTACAACGACCTCCTTGACACTTTCGATAAGTTGAAAGTTGGTGATACAGCTAAGAAAGACTTAGATGCTCTTAAACTGCAATTACAGGGTTTATTTAATGCAATAAAGAAAATGAAAGACCTTCCTGAAATCGCGAAGAAGACAGCAGATGCGTTACAACCCTTAGCTAAGTTCGCTGATTTAGTTACCAGTAATTCAGCAGCAGCGTTCAGGGCTATATCTAAACACATGTTTGGCTCCCAGGGTGGTACATCAGTACCAGAGAAGCAGCTTAAAATAGAAGAAGAGCAGTTAGATGTTCAGAAGAAACAGTTAACTGCACTTAATCATATCAAGCAGCTTGACGCTAATAATAATATCATAAGGATTTTCTAATGGCAGTAATAGAAGCAAATGAAACATGGGTCCCTAACCCATTACAATATACCGCAACAGGTGCTACATTCACCCGTATATGGAAGGTCGAAGTTGATACAGTAGGCTTAGCAGGGGCAGTACAAGCAGTACAAGCTGATGATATACCTCGAGTAGGTGCTTTGCTTAAAATCAGTGGTGTACAGCTTGAGGTATATGGCTCTCCTATACGTTGTTCATCTGTTACCCCCACATTGCGTAACTCAGATAGCGATAGATACCATTACGATGTACTCGCCACTTATACTCAAGAAGAGGAAGAGGATAACCAAGATACAGATAATGAGCTAAGCTATAACTTAAGTTACTCATTTGATGTAGTACAAAGTATTGTATGGGAACAGATCCCAGAAGATGGTGGCGACCCAGCAGGTATATTAAACTCAGCTGGTGACCCATTTAATGATCCTGTACTTGTAGATGTCCCAGTACTTAATATTAATATTACTGATACAGTATCTAATTTTAATCCTAATGTTCCGCTTGAGTATCTTCATAGTATTAATAAGGATCAAGTTACTATATCAGGCGTGACTTACAAAGCTCGTTCTTTAATGATTACTGACTGGAGTGCTAATCGTATTGTAAAGAATGGGGTACCAGTATTCCAGCGGACTAGGAAGTTTACAGCAGCTGCTGAACCCTTCTCTAAAGATTACAAATTAAAGATACTTGACCAAGGATTCAATGAATTGGTACCTGAAGAAAGTACAATTGATTCCGGTGACTCAGGTATAACCTCTCAATCTGGTGGTACTAATATTGGTACGGCCGTTCTAACAGATAAAAAGAAGAAGATACGGATAGGGTCCAATAAAGAAGAGAGTACTTCACCACAATTACTAGATGGTAATGGTAGAGTACTCGGTGATGGTAAGAAACCAGAATTTTTAAAGTTCAATATATATGAAGCTAAATCATGGGGAGGGTTGGGTATCCCTTCTCAGTTACCTATAGCAATTAAACAGTAGAGAGAAGAT